GGGCGCGCTGATCACCCTTTTCTTGAATGGGCGTTGTTTCACCAGCAGACCTGGCCCGTACTCTCTCACGCCTGGTCCCTATGAGCCGATACTCCATGCGCAGGCAGACCCGTAGACCCTTAGTCACCCCGGATCTGTCTAAGCCCCTCGACCGTATCGAGTTGATCACATTCGAACTCGACGCGCTGGCCGTTGATAGGCGGCGGCGGGTAAATGGGCCAGCCGGGCCACGCGTTGATGAAGGCGTCGATGTTGTGCAAGCCATCGTTGGTGTTGGTCGGGTCGATCATCACAGCATCCTCGGTCTCGTGGCCGCGTCCGTCGATGAGATGGAGTGATGTCACCAGTCCCGTCGTCAAGCCGACGGCGACAGCGGAGCCATAGATCAGGCGACGCGCGTCATCCGGCCCCACGTACACAGTGGCATCCGCGGGATACCCCGCCCCAGGCCAGTGATGCGTGTCGCCGTACGGCTTGACGAGCCCGATCGCGATCACGTCAGGACCGATCTGCTTTTTCGTGGCAACAACATACCGCGGTTTGTCCATCAGTCCCTCCTGAGCGTGTAGAGCCCGCTCGGCTGCAAATCGAACACCAGGGGCGGAGGCGGTGGCGGCAGGAGCCGCGCGACACCGGCGCTGTCCCAGGTCCACTCTCCCCACGCGTCGTCCGCCGCCTCGTAGGGCGGTGGCTCCGGGTAGACCCGCGTGCCATCCTCCGCGACGATAGAGACGAGCGTGATGGAGTCGCCGCAGTCTTTCACGTGGAAGCCGTTGTGACACTGCCGCTGGATGAACAGGGACATGTTGCAATCGCAGCCGAAGTTCCCTTCGGTCCACATATAGAGGGCGTCGTGTGGCCGGTCATAGACGCACCCCTCGGGGACGAACGTCCACTGACGCCCTCCGTGAGCGAGCGTGACCGTGACGTTCATCGCGCCTCATCCCCCACGACGGCCGACGGCGGCAGCGTCGCCCGCATGCGGCTCAGGCCCGGTTTCGTCTGCCAGTAGGCCCACTCGTCATAGCTCCACGCGCTCAGCAGGCCCGAAGCCATGGTGTGGGGACGAAAGCCCACGTGCCATGTGTCACCAAACATGCCGCCGCCGTATAGGCAGGTGACGCTACAGACGACATAGCCCGCCGCGTCTATCTCCCGCGCCAACGCGACCGCTTCCTCGAAGCTCATTAGAACACCACCATCTTGACGATGTGCGTGAACGTCTTGTCGATCATCAAGGCCACGCCGTCGGGGATGAACAGGTGAAGCGCGCCCTCGTCTACGGGGAACAGGTAGCCCCTGTCGTAGACCGCGACCTGTGGCAGGTTCAACCCGCGCAAGACACTGTTGACCGGGTGTGCGGCGCCGGTCGCACACGTGACGTTACGCTGACCCCACAGATCGTTGTCATTGGCGTTTTTCAACAGGTGATAGAGCGTACTGCGATTGACATAGACCAGCGCGTCGCCGTCGAACAGTTCTTCACGTGAGGGGTCAGACAGGCCGACGACCGTGCGGGCTGCCTTGATGTCCCGCAACGGTGTCGCCGTTGCCCAGGCCGTCCATGGTGTATCCGTGCGATAGGGCCACGCCAGGCGGCTGTGCATAACGGCGCGCGTGCAGGCGTACATCAAGCCTGGTTCCAGGCGGTCCGCTGTCACCATCGTCAGCGGGACCTCGCTATAGGTGTCCATCGCCATCCTCTCAGCCCTCCTTTCCCCCCGAAGGATACCGCCCTATGAGCGTACGTCATCGGACCGAGCGCCGCTGTTCCCACTGCCACACCATCCTCTGGGCCGTCCGCGCCCGTGGCCTGGGCGCGGGGCCGGGCGGCTGGCGCTACTTTCCGCGCGGGTATGCCGGCGACGCGCTGTGCGCCGTGTGCGCGCCCGGCTTGACCAAACAGCGGACGGACCCGATGAGCCGGACGGACGATGAGGTGACCCAATGAGCCTGCTCACCGCCATCACGAGCGCGACGTGGGCCATCGACCCGCAGAGCTTGGCGGGCATCATCGGCATCGTCGAGGACCACGCCACGCTTTCCCGCGAGGAGTGGGACGAGCGCCTGACGGCCGTCGAGAAGCAGCGCGGCCGGCCGCTCTCGAACGAGCGCAAGGGCGTCACGATGCGCGACGGCGGCGTGGCCACCATTGAGATCGTTGGCCCCATCGTCCGGCGGGCCGATCTCTTCTCGCAGGTCAGCGGCATGACGAGCATCGACACGCTGGCCAAGGACTTTGGCGCGGCCATGGACGACCGCGCCGTCAAGGCAATCGTGCTCGCGATCGACAGCCCGGGCGGCGAGGTGACCGGCGTCGCCGAGTTCGCCGACATGATCCGCGCCGCGCGCTCCGGCCCCACCACCAAGCCCGTCGTCGCCTACGTCGGGGGTATGGCCGCCTCGGCCGGCTACTGGCTCGCCAGCGCGGCCGCGCGCGTCGTGTGCGACTCCACCGCCCTCCTGGGCTCCATCGGCGTCGTGCAGGCCGTCCGCGACCCCTCGCGTGATCGCGGCGGCACGATTGAGTTCGTGTCGAGTCAGAGCCCGCACAAGCGGCCGGACCCGACGACCGGGACGGGCGCGGCGCAGATCCAGAACGTGGTGGACGCGATGGCTGGCGTGTTCGTCGCCGCCGTCGCGCGCAACCGCGACGTGTCGGAGGAGACCGTGCTCGCCGACTTCGGCGGCGGCGGGCTGTTCGTGGGCCAGGCGGCGGTCGCGGCGGGCCTGGCCGATCGCGTTGGGTCGTACGAGTCGGTGCTCGCCGACCTCGCGGCGGGCCGGTTGCCGGAGAAGGCTCCACCCGCATCGAACGATGGGACGACTCAGCCCGCTCTCCCGAGCGGATCGCTACCAATCGCCGCCCGGATTGATGGACGGGCGACGAGCGCGTTAGGAGCGGCCAGTGGCCGCATTGCAGCAGGACAAGGAGACACACGAGCTATGGCAACCACGAAAACGACCGACGACACCAGCGAGCAGCCCGCGGGCGCCACCGAGGCCGCGCCACCGACGGCAAGCGCGGCGCGCGCCGATGCCCCGGCCGCGCCTGCACACGCCCAGGCCGCGGCCCAGGCGCAGGCCGATCACGCGCAGCGCCAACAGATGGCGGCGCTGGAGGCGCGGCTGGCCGAGAGCGAGACCAGGAACGCGGCCGCCGCGGCGCAGATCGCGCGCATCAACGCGGAGCGCATCCAGGACCAGGCCGTCGCCTTCGCCGAGGGCGAGCTGCTGGCCGGCCGCGTGACGCCGGCCGAGGCCGAGCTTCTCCTGGCCCTATACGCGCAGGCCGCGCACGACGACGCCGAGCGCCCCGCCGCCGCCCTCGGGGAGGGGAAGAGCCGTGTGTCGCACCTCAAGGCCACGCAGGCGCTCCGCGCGCCGCACGGCCTGACGCAGGAGCAGCTCGACGCGACCCAGGACGGCGCGGCCGCGGCGGCCGCGTTCGACCCGTCGAAGCTGCGCGCGCTCGCGACGCCGGCGATCGTCGCGCCGGTCACGACGCGCGACGAGAAGCCGAAGACGACGGCGGATGTTCCCAAGGAGCGTGCCAAAGACCTGCTCGGCAAAAGCCGGCTCGGGCTCGCCGCGCTCAAAGCCCCAGCCGAGAAGTAACCGCACACTTCGCCACTCCCTTGACGCACTGACCAGCGGGCCATCCCGCCCCAGACGCACGGTCAGGCGCGCGCCAGAGAATAGAACAGGAGAGAGAGACCATGCCCACCCAACCCGTGGCTCGCTGGTCGGCCACGCGGCTCGACCCACTCTACAACCCCGAGGAGGCCATGTCCTCCATGATCCACGCCAAGTTGCCCCCGAGCGCCAACTACCCCCAGGGCCAGCTCCTGGGTGAGCTGACGGCCACGCCCGGCACGTACAAGGCGTACGTCCCCGGCGCCGCCGTGACCGACGGTAGCCAGAACCCCACCGTTATCTTGCAGTACCCCTGCGTCACCGACGCGACCGGCGCGATCACGAACATCGGTGAGTGGGGCTTCCCCGAGCAGACGACCCCGGTGTTTACACAGGGCGACTTCCGCTGCCAGGAGCTGACGGGCCTGGACGCCAACGCCCTCACGAAAATGTTCGGCCGCCTCACCGAAGGCTCCGTCACCACGGGCATTTTCCACTTTTAATAGCTAGTTGGGCGCGGCCACTGTACCGCGCCCGCACTATGAGACACAACCCCCGGGCATGTGGCTGTCGGGGGTTTCGCCACGCCTCTCTTTGGAGATATCCACATGCCCTCAGATTACGTCTTCCCCGACAGCATCGAGCTGCGCCTGATCGAACAGGACAAAATCGCCCGCATTACCGAGGATCGGCCCATCTTCGAGATCTTCCCGGTGGAGGAGGTCGACGACTGGGTGATCGCTTGGGAACAAATCGACTCGTGGAAAGGTCTGCAGCAGCTCCGCGGGATCAACGGCGCGCCGCCCAAGGTCTCGAAGGTTGGCGCCAACCGCTTCATGGAGGAGCCCGGCGTCTACGGCGAGTTCGAGCTGATCGACGAGCGCGAGCTGACGCGCCGCCGCAAGTTCGGCACGTTTGGCCAGTCCATCAACATCGACGACCTCGTGGTTTCGGCACAGGACCGCCTGTTGTTGCGCCGCTACGACCGCATCGAGTCGATCGGGTGGACCCTGCTCGCCGCAGGCACGTTCAGCGTGCCGTCGGTGTCCGGCGCGATCACGCATACGGGCAGCTACAACATGCAGACCTACGCGCCTTCCGCAACGTCAAACTGCTCGGCCGCGGGCACTCGGTCATGTTCGACCGCAGCGCCAAGGCCTATATGAACAGCTCGACGGCCAACCGGCTCTACGGCAACCAGAACTCGGCCGACCTGTACGGGCGGCGCACGGGCGGCTTCGGCACCTACAACAGCCCGGAGCAGATCAACCAGCTCCTCATGGGCGACAACCTGCCGCAGATCGTCGAGTACGACGAGACGTACCTCGACGAGACCGGCGCGTACCAGTTGTTCATCCCAACGGGAACTGTTATCGTCGTCGGGCGGCGGCCCAGCGGCGTTCCCGTCGGCACCTATGTGATGACGCGCAACGCGAACAACCCAAGCCTAACGCCTGGCGCGTACACGAAGGTCATCGACCGCGGTGAGGATACCGTCCCCCGGAGCATCGAGGTCCACGACGGTCACACGGGTGGTCCCACGCTCCTCTACCCCAGCGCCGTCGTGCGCATGCAGGTCTAGCGCGGACCGCG